TTGGTGCACAGACAGATGAAAAAATAGATCAAGCATCTAGAGTTAAAGATTATATGAACTACATGCTCATGAATAAAATGGATGAGTATACACCTGACATGGATCAAATGTTATTTATACTTCCATTAACAGGGTCTACATTTAAAAAAGTTTATTTTGATCCAGTAATGAAAAGAGCTTGTTCTAGATTTATTAAAGCTGAAGACTTAGTAGTTCCTTACAATGCATCGGATTTATCTGACGCAAGTAGAATTTCACAAATCATTCAAACATCAGAAAATGATTTAAGAAAATTACAAGTTTCGGGTTTCTATAGAGATATAGAGTTACCGAAACCAGTTTATAAACAAAACAAAGTCCAAGAGAAAGTTTATGAACTGGAAGGTGTGTCCGCAAATGACGGACGGGATCGTGGAGGGTTATATAATTTAATTGAGGTTCATACAAACTTAGATTTACCTGGTTATGAAGATCCAGATGGAATCAAAGTGCCTTATATAGTTACTGTAGATGAAGACTCTAGAAAAATTTTATCTATCTACAGAAATTATAAAGAAGATGATCCTACAAAACAAAGAAAAAATTTCTTTGTCCATTATAAGTTTTTACCAGGACTTGGGTTCTATGGTTTTGGTTTAATACATATGATTGGTGGACTAAGTAGAACTGCAACTTCTGCATTAAGACAGTTACTTGATGCAGGAACTTTATCTAATTTACCTGCTGGATTTAAATCTAGAGGTTTAAGAATTAGAGATGATGCAGAACCATTACAACCAGGTGAGTTTAGAGATGTGGATGCTCCTGGCGGAAACATCAAAGATCAATTTCAATTTTTACCATTCAAAGGCCCAGATCAAACATTATTTCAGTTATTAAACTTCTGTGTTGAGTCTGGACGAAGATTTGCATCTATTGCTGATATGAAAGTTTCTGACATGAATACACAAGCACCTGTTGGAACTACAATGGCGATCCTTGAGCGAGGGTCGAAGGTCATGTCTGCAATTCACAAAAGATGTTATTATGCAATGAGACAAGAATTTAAGATGTTAGCACGTATATTCGCTGAATATCTGCCCCCAGAATATCCTTATGATGTTGTAGGTGGAAATAGATTTATTAAACAAGCTGACTTTGATGATAGGGTGGATGTTATACCAGTAGCAGACCCTGATATTTATTCTATGACACAAAGAATACAGATTGCACAAGCTGAATTACAACTTGCTCAATCGAATCCAGCGATGCATGACATTCATGAAGCATACAAAAGAATGTACCAAGCTTTAGGAGTAAAAAATATTAACGGTATTTTAAAACCACCCCCTGAACCTCCTAAACCTTTAGACCCTGCAATTGAAAATACAGGTGCATTACAGATGATAATTCCTAAAGCATTTCCACAACAGGATCATGAAGCACACATTCAAGCACATATGGCATTCATGACATCAAGAATGGTTCAAGTGAATCCACAAATTTATGGATTACTTCAAGGTCATTTGATGGAACACGTGTCTTTACAAGTCAAACAAGAGATCTTACAAGCATTTAATCAAGATCCACGAATGGCAGAACTGCAATCTACTAATGAAGAAGCATTTACAATTGAATTTGACAACGCTGTAGCACAAAGAATTGCTCAAAGAGTCCAAGAATTAGTTGCAATGGAGCAACAATTTACTGCTCAACAAAACCAAGATCCACTTTTAGCTCTTAAACAGAGAGAATTAGACCTAAGAGCAATGGATATTAACAGAAAAGCACAAGAAGAAGCTCAAAAAATGGAATTTGAGACTAATAAATTTAGTGCACAACAAACTTTAGCTGAAGATAAGTTGAATTTGAACGAAGAACTTGGTAGAAAAAGGGTAGAATTACAAGAAGATAAAATAGAACAGGAAAAAGATCGTGCCACTGAACAAAAAAGGTAAAAAAATTATGAAATCTATGAAAGATCAGTATGAAGCTAAGCGTGGAGAACAAGTTTTTTATGCTTCAGTCAATAAAGGCAATATTAAAGGTGTTAAAAAAATGAAAAATGGCGGATTAGGAAAAAGATTTGGCCCTCCACCTAAAAAAGGCCCTGCATCACAAGGTGTAACTTTGAAAAGTGGTATAAAAGTTATAAAAGCAAGAGGTGGTATGGATGCTTCAAAACCAGATTTTAAAACACCAAGCTCACCACCAAGCTCACCACCATCACGTGGAGGTGGACAAGATGCTTCAAAACCAGATTTTAAAACACCAAGTAGACCATCAGTTGGTGGTGGAAATCAAACTGTAACATCACCTAAAATAGCACAATCTAATTTTTTTAGTGGATTTGAGAATGCACTTAGTACTGGAATGGGTTTACCAATATCTGGAGTAGGAGCTGTTGTTACTGGTTTAAAAGCAATAGAAAATGCAAGAAGAGCAAAAAGAGCTAAAGGAGAATATTTTACATCTTCTAAAAAAATTATGCCTGCTAACAGAGATTTCTATCGTCAGTACGGAAGAAAATTAGATACAAAAATTGGAACTGCAGATGAAGATTATTTAAAGGAAGCAGGTATTTCAGGTTTTGGTATACCAAAAACTCCAGAAGAAGGAATGGGGACACCTAAAATTGTAACATGTCCAGATGGATCTATGCCTCCGTGTGAAGATACTACAAAATCAGTTCCTGTAGGTGGTAGAAATCCTGTTACTCCATATAAATTTAATTTTGAATATAGAGACGGTGGATTAGTTAGAGGATCTGGAAAAGTATTAAAAGGTCGAGTTAAAAAAACGAGGTTATATTAATGTTTCCGTGGTCGATTATCGGTACAGCATTAAAAACTGGTGCAGAGATTTATAAGAATAAGAAAAAATCTGAAATTATTATGTCTGAAGCACAAATCGTCCATGCTGAGAAGATGAAGAGCGGAGAAATTGAGTTTAGTGGACAGATTTCTAAAAATCAAAAAGGCGACTGGAAGGACGAATTCGTACTTTTAGTATTGACATCCCCACTGGCTATTTTATTTTATTCTGTATTTGCTGAAGATGAAGAGATTCAAGCTAAACTAGATTTATATTTTCAAAAGCTTCAAGAAATGCCTTGGTGGATAGTATCACTTTGGGTATCAGTTGTTGCAGCTATTTATGGAATTAAAGCTACTGATTTAATCAAGACAAACGGTAAAAAATAATACATTTGTGGATTTTCAAACAATAAAATACATTAAAGAAAAGTTGTTAAAACCAAAATTAGAACGACTTAAAGAGAGGGTTGTAATTGGTGTTGACAATTGGAACGAATATCAATATATAATAGGACAGATCAGATCCATAGAGGATCTGCAACAAGACCTAACGGACTTGTTTAAAAAACAGGAGCTAAATGACGATAATAACGCCGAAGGCGCAGGAGACTAGTAATGGAAGTCTTCTCAATGCTTATAAAACTAAGGAAGAAGTAGAAAAACTTTACTTACATTCCGATTCCATTAATAAAAAAGCCGTAGAAAAATTACCTCAACCAACTGGATGGAGAATGTTAGTTCTTCCATACTCAGGCCCTAAACAAACTAAGGGTGGTTTAGTTTATTCAGACATAACTCATGAAAGAATTCAAATGACAACTGTTTGTGCATTGGTTCTTAAAATGGGTTCACTATGTTATTCAGACAAAGATAAGTTTGGAGGAGAACCATGGTGTAAAGAAGGTGATTGGATTATCTTCGGTCGATATGCAGGAAGCCGTTTCAAAATTGATGGCGGTGAAGTGCGTATTTTAAACGATGATGAAGTCATCGCTAAAATCAGTAATCCAGAAGATATACTGCACACATACTAAGGAGCTAAGAGATGGTTAAAGACAATTATGGTTTAGATACCAGCGAAGTTGAACTCGATACTTCAGGAGTAGAAGATAGAGAGATTCAAGTGGAAGAAAAAAAGGTTGAATCTAAAGAACCTGTTATTCCAAGATATGAAGTTGAACCTGATGGTACAGCTGTCAATCAACACAAAGATGATAAAGTAGAAGTTGTTCAAGCAGATGAGTCTGATGAACAACCTAAACAAGAATCAGAAGATAAATCTGATCCTCAAGATTTAAATCAATATTCTGAAAATGTAAAAGGCAGAATAAATGATTTAACTAGAAATTGGAGAGAAGCTCAAAGAAGAGAAAAAGCTGCTCTGTCTTATGCGAAGGGCATTCAGAAAAAAATGGATGAACTTCAAAAAAGATTTCCAAAACTTGAAGATAATTATCTTTCTGAATTTGAAAAAAGAATTACTTCAGATTCTGCAGACGCATCAAGAGTTTTACAACAAGCAATTGAATTAGGGGATTCAGGAGCTATTGCAAAAGCAAATGAAAGAATTGTTCAGTTAAGTATTGAAAAAGAAAGACTGGCTAATACTAAATATATGCGTGAACAGGAAGCTGAGAGAATCAAAAATGAACCACAGGAACCTCAAATTTCTGAAATTCAAGCGTCTCCTAAAGCACAAGCTTGGGCTGAGAGAAATGAATGGTTTATGAATGATAATATCATGACTACTGCAGCACTTGAAATCGACAAGCAGGTCAAAAGTGAGGGTATTGCAGGAGACACAGATGCATATTATAATGAATTAGATAAACGACTGTCGGAATATTTTCCACAGAAGTTTGCTAAATCCAAAACTGCAGGCACTGTAGTTGAGGAGAAACAGGAGCAAAAGAAACCCGTCCAAACTGTTGCTTCTGCTGTTAGAAACCAAAACGGACGCAGAACTGTGAAACTCACCAAGTCACAGTTGGTAATCGCTAAAAGATTAGGGGTGCCACCTGAAGAATACGCGAAATATGTTAAATAAAGGAGCTAAATATGAGTGATATAAAAAATAGAGTTTCGCGCGAGTCAGATCAACGAGCAAAAGATGTTCGAAAAAAGGTCTGGTCTCCACCGTCAAGTCTAGATGCGCCTCCGCCACCAAAAGGTTATGTACACCGATGGCTGAGAGCTACTACAATGGGTTTTGAAGACACTGGAAACATGTCTAAAAAACTTAGAGAAGGATGGGAGTTAGTTAGAGCTGAAGAGTTAACACAACAAATCGGTCCTAATGATTATCCTGTCATGGCTAGTGGCATACACGAAGGCGTAGTTGGGGTTGGCGGCCTATTGTTGGCTAGGATACCAGAAGAGATTGTGGAATCGCGTAAAGAATACTTTAGATCCAAGACCAAAGGTCAGATGGACGCGGTAGATCATGATCTAATGAAGGAGCAACGACCAGAGATGCCTATCAATATTGATAGACAAACTCGAGTAACCTTCGGAAGTGGAACTAAAAAATAATTTTTTAGTGACTACCAAGGGGTTATTAAACTAACAACTAACTAAGGAGAACAATTATGGCTAATCAAAGCGGTAATTTTGGTTTAAGACCTTCGAGAATGTTAGGTGGAACACCGTTTAATAACTCACAAAACAGATACAGAATATTAAAGAACTACGGTTCTTCAATATTCCAAGGCGACTTAGTTGCTGCAAGTGACAATGGTACTATCATTGTTGCAGGTGCAACTACTAACCCTGTTGTTGGAGTTTTCAATGGTGTCTTCTATACAGACCCGACGACTCAAAAACCTACGTTCAAAAATTACTATCCTGGTACTGTAAGTGCTAACGATATTATTGCGAACGTAATCGACGACCCAAATGTGATTTATGAAATTAAGGCAGATGAAACTTTTGCGAATTCTGACTTATTTGCTAACTATAAAATCGCAGTTGGAGCTGGCGACACTGCATCAGGCAGTTCAAGAAATGCATTAGATGTATCAACAGCAGACTCTTCGTCTACTTTTGTATTACAGGCTATTGATATTTCTCAAGACCCTGACAACAGTGATCAATCAACATCAAACGTAAACGTACTTGTTAGAATCAACGCTCACCAATACAAAGGTGGAGTTGTAGGTATTAACGGGTAACGAATAAGGAGATAAATAACTATGGCTATATCAAGAGCACAACTAGTTAAAGAACTAGAGCCAGGTCTGAATGCCTTATTCGGCTTGGAATACGATAGATACGAAAACGAACACGCAGAAATCTTTACTACAGAGTCTTCTGACAGAGCTTTTGAAGAAGAAGTAATGTTATCAGGCTTCGGATCTGCACCAACTAAAAACGAAGGTGCAGCAGTGGTATTCGACGATGCAAAAGAAAGTTTCACAGCAAGATATACGCATGAAACTATTGCTTTAGCATTCGCGGTTACTGAAGAAGCTGTTGAAGATAACTTGTACGACAGATTAGCTGCTCGTTACACTAGAGCATTGGCAAGATCAATGGCTAACACTAAACAAGTGAAAGCTGCTGCGGTCTTGAACAATGGTTTCGACACTGCAAACGGAGGAGACGGTAAACCTTTATTGGCTACTGATCACCCGCTTGTAACTGGTGGAACATTTAGTAACGAGTTAGCAACTCCTGCTGACTTATCTGAAACATCATTAGAACAATCGTTAATTGATATTGCGGCGTTCGTTGATGAAAGAGGACTAAAAATCGCTACTCAAGGTAGAAAATTGATTATTCCAAAAGAATTACAATTTACTGCTGAGAGAATCTTAAAGTCACCTTTAAGAGTTGGTACTGCTGATAACGATATCAACGCAATCCAAAACATGGGCATGATTCCAGAAGGATACAGAGTTAATCATTTCTTGACTGACACTGATGCTTTCTTTATCCTTACTGATGCACCAAATGGTATGAAGCACTTCGTAAG